AACCGAATACGAATGACAGGGCCTTCCGGTTTGATCGTCATGCAAACTGGTCCCTGATCCTGAACTGAAGTGTATCATACACAGTCTGGCGCATCCCCGTGGAGAACGTCACCTCGACCTCGCCTTCATAATCACCGGCTGGTTGGTCAAGGTCAGTTGCCCCCCACGCAATAACCGCCAACCCCTGCGCAGCCGTGACGTCAGGAATCGTCAGCGCGCGAGAAAATAGGAGCGTAGTTGAGCCGACTGCCCTGAAATGCAATGCGGCTGTCGCGCCGGTTAGCACCAATGGATTACCTGTCTGGGCATCATAGAGCGTAAGTTGGATTTGCGGGCCAGTATCGCCACGGACCAAATTGATGCGCGGAGTTGTGATGCGGGAGTCCATCGTAGCACCTATGCGAAGGTGGGGCCGCGCGCCACGAGGACGCTGCGCCCAACACCGAGATTAGCCTGCGCCCGATACTCAGTGACCGACGCAAGAAACTGTTTGGCATGGTAGACCGCCAGCTCTCTATCCGCCCAACTGACCTTGGGTAGCGCGTGTAACTGCTGAAGAGTGTTATGCAGGATCGGGCGCTCAAGTGCATTGAACACCGCCTCGTCCATCGAAAGAGCGTCACGCGACGGCTTGAGGGCGTAGAACATGCGCACGCTGTACGTGCGATCAGCATCTGGAGCGGGAAGCACGACATACTGGTCAAGGTTGACCTGCGAAATGGCGCGCGGTTGCGAACCCTGTTCCGCGATGGTGGTCGAATTAGTCGTCGTGATCGGCCAGTCGGGGTACAACTGCGTAGCTGCAGTCAGCTCCAGCACTTCGAGTAGCGTGTTGTTCACGGACGCGGAGAGCACCGCCTGCACATCTGTGTCTATGGGGCGATTGAAGGAGTACTTATACTGCCCGGCCGTCAGGTTGAACAACGGGTTCTCATAACGCCACGCGAGGGTGCGCTCGCAGGTGCGGATCGCCGCGTCCCGGATATACTGGATCAGCATAGGGTGCGGACAACCCGGCGCGCTCGGGCTAACCCGCGCTGTGAAGGAGGCGAACGTCCGGCTCGTCATGTCTGGCTCCTTGACCGCGCCATCTGGCGAACCGCGCCATCGTCGTTATCGACCAGCTCCCGCGCCTGCGTATTTGTGGCGAGCGAGTTTAGGAACGAGTTCATGAACAGCTCGGCGCGCTTGGAGTTGACATGCTCGTCATCGACCGAGGATACGAGGAACATCACACCGTCCACGACGACCGAGTAGTAGGCGTCGGAGAGGGCGATTGTGTCGTTCAGCGCATACGTCGTCGGAGACTGGGCATACTCCGCCACAACCACCGTGTTGGCGAGCGGGCGCGGGTAGACAAAGAACCGTGTCGGAACGCGGGGGTGCCGCATGAAGTTGACCGGAACGTCTGAAGGGTCAGTCACCCACAACGGGTAGCTGCGCTCCAAAACCTCACGCTCGACCTCAGTGATGGCGTTCCCGTCTTTAACCCAGAACAGGTCGATCAGGCGCTGCGCATTTGCCGGTAGGTCTTGCACCACCGTATTCGCTGTGAGGGCGAGATCACCGAAGTACGTAAACAGGTCTGGCCGCAGCGCGGCCATACGCTTGAGTGTCTGATTCACATAGCCAAGTAGCTCCGTGTCGCTGTAACGATACGTAACGAGAGTGTCCTGCGCCAAGTTGCGGACATCAGCTATGATTGTGGCCGGAGTCACTCAGGCAGCCCCTTTGACGCTTCAGCATTGAGCTCAAGGTTAGTATAGACCAACTCTTCTGGGATGTCATCTGTATGCAGATTGACAGGCGACCGGGTTTTGCGCGTGCGCTTTTTTGCCACCTCCTCGATGGCGGCCACCGGGATAAACTTCTCAGGGAACGCCTCTTCCTCAGTGACCTCGATCAGTTTGAGGTGTTTGTCGAGGATGTGGTCCCACTCATAGACCGTCCCGTCAGTGCGGTGCTTAAGCCAGCGTGTCATTTCCGCACCCTTTTCTTGGCGGGGCGTATAGCGGACTTCACAGCCTTCTGGATGCCCTGCATTAGCTCGGCCTTTTTGAGCTTTTTCTTTTGGTCTTCGATCTTTTCTTCGGCCCGGTCAAGCCGTGCGTATGTCTGCTTAGCCACTTTGCTTTCTCCCAGTTGGAGTGACGGGCCACCGCTCACGCGCGGGGCCGGTTTTCTTTTTCGCAATAGCGGACTTCTGTCCGGCGGTCATTTTAGCGGCGGCAGCAGCCGGGCGACAAGCAGGGTACGACCGCTTGGACTTCTCGCTGTCGCTGCGCCCACATGGTTTGCCGGTCTTCACATCGACCCAGCGCTCATTAAACCATTTGCCGAGGCCGCCCTTCACTTCTTCGTGACCTTATTGTTTGCGCCGCTCCACGTACCGCCCTTACGTTTGTACTCCTTGGCCGCCCACGCATTCGCATAGGCGCTAGGGTACACAGCGAACTTAGCTTTGGCCGCTGCCTTAGCGGCGGACCAGAGCTTAGGGTTGTTGGGTGTGGGCTCAGCCATGTTAGCAGTTCCACGCGCGAAGAGACTTGTTGATCCGAGAGTTTGGGTCGTTCGCAGTCTTTGCGCTGGTGAGTTTCTTCTTCATCCCCTTCATCCGGGCACAGAAGCTATCACGCCGGGGGCCGCCCTCCGGCTGTGGAGCTTTAAGCCCCGGTTTGCCGGGGTTCGCAGCATTATATGCCGCACGCCCCTTGGCGTTGAGCCCACCTTTAGGGTCTTTACCCTCTTTGCGCTGCCATGCGGGAGACTTAGCCATTACGCAATCGCCCCCTTGATGACAGAGAACTGGAGGACCGGAGTGTCAGTACCGGACGGCGGGGTAGTGCCATTGTGGGTGTTGGCGAGTGCAATAACACAAGACCCAGCGGCCACGGCAACCACTTGAACTTGGTAGTACTTACGTGAACCAGCTTGTAGGCCGGACTTGATGTTGACGATAACAACATCGTTAGCGCCAATCGTGCTGTTGGTGAGCGTGAACTCATCAGCCCCGTGATTGCTGAGCGTACCAGCAACCAGTGTGATCTCACCGGTCAGCTTGTCCAGCGTCACACCGGTAGTGCGGCTCGTAAGCTGCGTGACGGCACCGCCAGTGCCTGCGCCGCCATACCCAAGCGCCTTGGTCGCCAACACCTGCCCTGTCCCATTGGGGGTCAGCAGGACATTGCCGTTCGTATCCGTGCTGGAGAGCGTATTGCCGGACAGGCGTAGATTGCCGCCGTTCGTGGTCGTGCCCGTCACCGTCGTAGCTGAGATCAGGGCGATGCCGGTAAACGATCCGCCAGCGAAGGACACACCACCGATGGTGCCGCCTGTGATGTTGGCGTTAGCGATATTGACCGTTCCGGTGCCGTTAGGAGCAAGGACTAGATTGCCGTTAACGTCGGCCGTTGAAACCGTGTTGCCGGAGAGCCGGATATTACCGATTGCCACCAGACCTGTGCCATTCGGGGTAAGGGCGACGTTACCGTTCGTATCAGTTGACGAGATTATGTTGCCGTCGATCTTGATGTTATCGACGGATATCGACGTAGTGCCCACCTTGAGGGCTGTTGCCACGCCGGTCGCGCTATAGACCACCTTCTCAATAGCCGATGGACCCCCGTCAATGTGAAGGAGCTGGCTGTAGGAATCCTTGATCTTGCTGCCGGTAAGGTTCGTCGCCACGGATCACCTCATGGTAAAGCAGGGGCCGTAGCCCCTGCATCCTTACTGCTTAATCAAGCGTGTAGGAAAAGTTAACGTCGATGTGCGTAGCCGTCGTGACGTTGCTGCCCGTCTTGCCGACCGTGATCGCCGTATTGGCGTCGTTGGCCGTGTAGGACGCGCCATCCGCAAGGATCGTGCTGCCAGTATCACCGTCCTTGAGTTCGGTGCTCTGCGTCAGGCTGGCCTGCGCATAAGCCACGAGCTTGCGAGCTGTGGAGAGCGTACCGATAACATCGACCGTCGTCACCGCAGCGACAGAGTTACCAATCGCAATAGCTGTACAGCGCACCATACGATAGCTCTTGCCAGCGACAGCCGGAAGGAGCGTAGCGCCCGCATTGACCTCAGCGATAGTGAACCGCTGACGCTTGTTGTACACGAGAGACCGACCGGTCTCCGTGATATAGTCTGCCTCAAGGTTGATCGCCTTGAGGCGGGAATGTGTTACACCATCATAAACCGCCATAGGAACCTCCTGTTGGAGAGTAGGGGGCCGAAGCCCCCTACAATCACGTCACGTTCGGGATAGACCCGAGATCAGCGCCCATATTGACGGCAGCTATCGAAACCTTGACGCGAGCGGCGTCAATGCTGGCGGAGTTGAGCGTCAGCAGGATGTTGGTGTCCACCGTGCAGTAGTAGGCCGCCGTGTCCGCGTAACCAGCGGTAGCGCCCACCGTGCCGTTGAGGTCGAAACCGTCAACCCAGAAGTCAACGGTGCCGCCGCCAATGCCGACATCAATGTTGCCCGCCGCACCTTCCGCACGCACCAGCGTGGCGACGCCACTCAGTACGAACGAACCCTTCGGAAGAACGCCGATAACCAGCGTGTCCGTCGAAGTAAGCGCAGTAGCGCCAGCAGCAACACGCGCCGCCGCGATCTTAGCAAAATCAAGATCGATTTCGATCACGCTAAGACGGTCGGTGTAGTTGGACGTAAAGCCCGCCGAGTTCTTGTAGAACCCAAGGGAGTCAGTATAAGCAACCATAATATAACTCCCTTATTACGAGAACGAAACGACAGACTCAACCATGGCTTCCGGCTTCACCACCTTGTAGCCATAAACCTGCAGGCCACGGATGATATCACCGAACGTCGAGGTTGAGCGGAGAGTTTCCATCTCCGTCATCTGAGACGCGAAAGTGAGGCCCATCTTCGTACCAGCGATAAGGTGGTACTTCGTGGAGGTCGTAACCTTCAGGTTGTGGCTGACGTACAGCGTAAAGCGGTCAATCATGCCAAGGCGGCCGTTACGAACAACGGAGGTGCCGTCGCCCGTGAGGGACGCATCCTTGAGCTCCGACTTCTTGATGAGGCCAGCCATGCGCGCCGGGATCACGAGGAAGCGGCCCTGCTCAGGGCAGTTGGCTTCGTCAAGCACCGTGCCCATGTCCACGATCAGATCGAGGACCGACGAAGTGCCGCCAGCGCCGTCCTTGGAGACTGTCAAAGGCGAACCGGTCGTGCCGAGGTTGAACGCACTGGAGACCGCGCCAGCAGTCGCGCCCTTGTTGAGGGCCGAGATATCGGGCAGTACGTCGGTGAGAACGCGCTGATCGATTTTGATCTTCATCTGCTCGGACGCGTCCTTGGACCACATGTCCATGAGCTTGATGTCCGACTGAACGCGATCAATGTCGTCCTCGACGCAAGCGAAGTATTCGCCCTTGTCGATTAAGAGCTGTACCTTCGGCTTGTCGGGGTTTTCCACGACAAGGTTCTGCCCCTTGACGTAATCACGGATCGTGATGTTGGGCTGAGTACGGATGTTCACCGTATCGCCCTGACCCTTGATCTCGCCTTCATAGTCCGTGTTGCTGATAGCAGCAAGGACGGTGGCATCATAGAAATTTTCGATGAGCTTGCCCGACCAAATCTCAGGGATGAAGTTCCCCGAGTAGTTGGGACGGCCCGGTGCAACAGGATAACCCATAGTTCAACTCCACTTAAGCGTTTACGACGATGCGATTTTCGCGCTGTGCGGCGAAGATATCGCGTTCAGTTCGGTCACGCTCAGCTTCCCTACCTTTGAAAGCACCCTTGCGCACGTCGTCAAAGAACTTGGCGATGTCCGCATTGGTATAGGTCTTTGGCTGTTCCGAGGTTGGTGTGCCGCTAGACCGGCCACGACCCGGTGAAACCTGCCTCTCAAGTTGGGACGCTGCCGCGTTCCGAGGTGATTGAGCAACAGACTGGCCGCTGATCCCCTGCCACATTCTGAAGAACGACGCCACACGGGTTGAGTCTAGATTGCGCTGCGCGTCATCGAGGTACGTCTGGCGGGAGAGCCCCGTCAGCGGATCGACTTCCAACAGCCACGTATGAAACCCCGGATCGGCGTTAACATCGCGCCAGTTTGGGGCGGCAGTCGTGAGGTCAGACCAGAACGACTGTTCAGCCGTTACAGCCTGCCGCTGTGCAACCTGTTCGACGCGGGGAAGAACACTGGTCTGCATGTTGCGGATCAACTGCTCCAGCTCAGCGATACGACGCTGCGAAGCAAGGGTCTCCTCACGGGAGACACGCCGCATAACGTCAATAGAATCGCCGTATTCCTCAATATCCTTGTCGGTGACTAGCTTCTGAGCCTGCTCAGGTTGCCGTGCTGCGGTCCCGGCCGATTGGGCTGAGAGCGAAGAAAGCAACTGCTCAAGCTGTGATAGGCGTGCGCCAAGCTGCTGGTTTTCCGTCCGAAGCCGGGCGGTGTCAGCATTATACATACCCTGAAGGGTGCGATAACGCTGTTCAGCAGTATCAGTTGTAGTGTCCGGCCGCCTTTGCTCGTTAGGCGTGGACTCAGGTGCAGTCTCCGATGCACTGTTGGCGACAGGCGACTCAGAGCCAGACGACTCGCTCTCCACATCGCCCTGCTCGGACGAGGTGGTTTCTGCGTTCATCTCCTCATAAAGACGGCTGATTGCCTCAGACTGCTTGCGGACCTGCTCAGGGATGGCCATAAAGAACGCTCCTCTCGGTGTGCGCGGGTGGGGGCGGCTATTTCTTTCGAGATTGTGCCACCAATTCAGGTGCATCTTGCACAAGTTTATGTATCTCTGTCAACACCTGACAGCGACCTTGCGCCAACAAAACTTTATCAGCAGCTATGTGCGGTAGCTGATCCAGCTCGCGCTGCCGCCACTGACGAAGCCAGTCAACGAACACTTTGTTGTGCCGCCCGATCTGGGCGATAGCCTCAAGTTCCTGCGGGGACGGACGGATCAAGCTGCCGATCCCGTGTTCTGGTTACGCGCCACGGTCGCGGCTGCGCCGCCTGCCGGATTACCGGCGGGATCAAGCGCCTGTGCTTCTCCCGGTTGCGCCCCGCCGGGCGGCAGCGCCGCCTGCTGCTTGCCGAGAAAGGCCATCTTCTCGCGTGATGGCACGACCTCGTCCACCGGCATCTGCAGCCACTTGGCGATCTCGCGCAGGATGGCCGCGCGGCCGTCCTTACCTAGAATCTCAATGTCGAACTGGTTGGCCGTCGCGTTGAGGAACTCGACACGGCGAAGGTTAACCGTCTCCTTAACCGCGAGATTGACCGCGCCGCGCGGGATGACCTGTGCATCGCCCTTGATCGTCTCGTCCGCGTCGTACCGCATGTTGTAAACAAACTGGCGGTAGACAATCGGCCGGATCACATCCGTGTCGATGTGCATGACCACTTGGCGAATGCCCTTGCCCGCAGAACCCATGAGCATTGACAGGCCGGACGCCGTGCGCCCAGCACCCTGCACGTTGGTGTCGCCATAGATGTACGACGGGATGCCAGAGTGGTCGTCCGCCAAACGGGAGAACCGCTCGTATACCGCCATCAGGGTGTTGGCGTTATCGTTCGGTTGGTTGAAGCGGACGGCCGGAGCCGAGGAGCCCAGCGGATCGTTGAGGACCTGCCATATTTTCCACGGGTGGATTTGAGTGATGTCCTCGTTGGGCGGGATGCGCTCAAGGTTCACCTCGACCTGCGGCCCGGAAGCCACCGCCATGTTATTGACGAGCGCCCGCGCCGCCGCGTTGCAGATGTTCTGCAGGTCTTCGATGATCTCGGGGATGCCGCGACCCCAGAAAGACCCCGGCGTCTTGATAAAAGATGTTTTGGCGTATGGCTTCTCACCGAGCGGGTCGTAGTTTAGCATCGCCTTAATGACGTAGTTGCCGATCAGCCATACGTTGGCGTCGTACTCGCGTGCATCATCCGGCGCGTCCTCAGCGCTGATACCCCACTCGCGCAGGTGCTTGCCGCTGACCTTGCCCCAGAACTCAAGGGCGTCAAACATGTCGGTCGGACGCAGCTCTGTATTAAACTTGCGCTCTTCCTCTTCGCGCTCAGTGCGCGTTACGTCCGTTACCCATGACTGACCCGGCCCGGCCTCCAACGCCATGCGGATAGACTGGTCGTCGTAGCCCGGCACGCCGATAAGGTCGGCCAGCGCGGTCCGACTGAGATTGTGCAACTCGAACAGGTACCCGTCGTTAATCCGGGTGATACCCGGTTCAGGGTAGATGTTGAAGGGGCTGACGCGCTCAAACTCAGGAGCCAGCCGCTCGCTCGCCTCGACCCGCGTCGTCCCGTCAGAACCTTTGATCCAGCCAAGATGGCGCTGCCTGCGCACAATCGGCCCCTTCACAAAGGCGCACGGGAAAGTGACGAGATCAGTCAGGAACTCGTTGAAGGCGTCTGACCAGCCGCCCTGCGCGAACTGATCTTCAATCCTGATCTTCATCCGGTCAACGCGAGCCTGCGCCGCTTGAAGTATGCGAAACCTGAACTCCTGCGACACAAGCTCGCGCATCTCGGCCATCGCCCCCGGTGAGGGGGCCTGCCCAGTCGCTTGGATGACGTTGACGATCTGCTCCGCCATGGCCTGCTGCACTTCCTGCGCCTGCTCCGGCGACAGGTCCGGGATAGGTGTAGGCGACAGGTCCCACGGTGGGGTGCCAGTATCCATGAGGATGTCGCGCAGCCAGCTCTCCGCCGCCCGGCACTTCACCTCAGTGAGCATCATATAAACTTCAGAACCACCTTGCTGGCGGATCGCATTCAGTTTGCTGGCCTCATACTCACCGTTACGCTGCCGCAACGCCTTGAGCATGATGTCGTCAATCTGCTCCTTGGAGACACGCGCGGCGTCCCAGCACTGACGGATATGCGCAGCCAACCCGAGAAGCAGGTCACTGTTTTGGCGCGCCTGCACTTCCCGCTCAAGACGGGCGCGCTCTTGGCGCTCCATCTCTTCGTTGCTCACAACACGTAGGAGGGTCAATCCTGCCATCGTACTTCCTCAGTCAGTGCCGCCACTATAGCAAGAAGGGGCAAGATCAGCCAGAACATTAATTCTCTTCCGGTGGGTTGACGATCTGCACGCCAAGCCGCCCCATAGCCGTGAACGGCTCTTGCGTCGTCACATCGGCCACGGCGAACAGCGCGTCAACGTCGGCCTGCGTGCATTCGACGCCCTGCGCAGTGGCGGCGGTGTAGACCGCTACGGGATCGCCCGGCTCGCTGCCAGTCATGGTCCATGTGCCATCCTCGCCCTGCTCCCATGTCTGGCAGGGGACGAGGTAGCCGTAGTCCGGCGGGACGTAGCCGGATGAGATGTAATAAATCGCAGGGTCTTTTCCGTCAGCGGACAGCGGTGTCGTCCACATACCAACACCACCGGACCCAAAGGATGCGGCGATGGCGCGAGCCAGCTCGACGTTGGCGGTGGGGACGATCAAGGTGCGAAAGATGTCGCTCATGGTACGTAGCCCCCGCCCATCTCGTTGCTGATCCACTGCTCCGTCTGCCCGATCTGCGTCTCGCTCGTCGCCGCGCCGCGCACGATGAGGGAGTAGATGCGACCGGTGAATGGTAAAGTCAGGCTCTCACGGCGTCCGATGTAGAGCGGCCAGTTGCCGTAATTTCCGGTGCCTTGGTCCGTGGCGCTAGAGCCAGCCTGTAAACCGTTAATACGGAGGACCGCAGTGTCGCCGCTAATGTCTCCAAGCCCCGTCACTACATTAGTTATGGGTGCAGCATACCCAGAACTAACTTGCGCGTCTCCTGTAAGTGTTCCTTTACTAGCAAAACCGTAGTTTGCTGTTGCATTTGTTCTAGGAGCGGCCACATAAAAAGAGCCGTTGTTTGAGCCAAGACTGCTTGAAGCTTCTATAACTATTCCTAACGTCGCATCACTCAGCTTCCTCACCCCCGTAAACACGCTCATCTGCGCCGTGGCCGTGAAGTTGATGCTCGCCGTCGCCATGCTGTCGTCGGTGCCGTCAAACCGCAGATAGTACGGGAAGCCCGTCGCGTTGTAGTCCGTGGCCGTGTTCACGCGCTGGTAGGCTGGCAGCGCCGTGTCGTTGGCTGGGCGGAGGTCTGCGCCCCAGATGTAGATGCCTTCACCAGCCACCCCGTTGTACGTATTGCTGGGCGTGTTGTTTGCGGTGTCAATCAGTAGCGTTTGTGATGCAGAAGATGCCGTAAATGTTGCAGTTACGCGGAACCAGCCGTTACCTTGCGACGATACCGTAGCCGTGACACCAGAGCCAATTGAAGAGTTAATAGTTCCATTGGTCAAATTAACATAAACGCCGCCATTTACCCCAACAACATATAAAAGAGCAAAGCTGCGTTCAGCCGCTTTCAGGG